TTATAACGTCACTCCGCCTTTTAGAGGATTCAGCGCGACGGCATTTTGCAGGTAGTCAGGCGCAAGGTGCGCATAGGCCATCGTCTGCTGAATGCTCGCATGTCCCAGAATCTGTTGCAGTGCGATTATATTGCCCCCATTCATCATGAAATGGCTTGCGAATGTATGCCGCAGGATGTGGGTTGCCTGATTGGGTGGTATATCTGGCTTCACTCTGCGTAAAATCCCGCAAAACTTCTCATAATCAACTTTGAATAATTTAGCGCTGGCCTCCTCTTTAACTTTTTTCTCCAGTTCCTCAGAAATCGGCACGGTTCGCTTTTTACCGTTTTTGGTTTTCAGGAAGGTAACCCTGCAATTTGTAATCTGTGCTGGTTTTAGCGTGGCAACTTCCGTCCATCTTCCTCCAGTGCTCAGACATAAAAGTGCGACAAGTAAGTCATCACCATCCAAAACATTTAACAGTTTTTCGATTTCTGCCTTTTCCAGGAACGTCATTTCAGGGTTGGCCTCCGCCAGTGGCGGCAGTCCGTGAATTGGGTGTTGCCCGGAAAATTCATCCAATTGAATTAATTTTGTGAACATGCCGGATAATCGGTACATGTCACGGTTTATCGTTGCGGCACTGATACCATTTCGTAGTCGCATGGAACGATAATCCATCAAAGCTCTTTTGCTCATCCGGCTCACTGGTATATCACCTATGCCGCTGATGGTTTTGAGCAGATGATTAAACTCTTTTGTTCCATGCTCGTGGTTTTGCCCGTGATATTTCCACCAGATGTCCAGCAACTCACTCAAAGTTCTGCGATCTGCTCGCTGACCTGCCCATTCTTTCTGGCTGGCGTAGGCGATTGTGTATCGCTCAAATGCTACAGCCTCAGCTTTTCTTTCAAATTTCCTGCGGATGCGTTTTCCGTCGCGACCGCGAGGTCTAATGTCCACTTCATAGCGTCCATCATCGAGCTTCTTAATTGACATAAGAAAGCCCTCTGACGCTGTATTCACCATCTTGGTAACAAATGGTGAAAATGTAATGTTTATAGAGTGTTAACCAGTCTGTTTTTCGGAGTGGTCTGATTCTGTTGGTTTTTGCCCAATGTGTGCGAGAGCCGGCGCGATCTGACCAGCTTGTGGTGACGTATCACCAGTCATTAACCAGAGCGTATATTTTTTAAATAAAGGCGTATTTGTGACTCGCATAACGATGCTGAGACCAGGGTCTTTATGCCCACTTTCGTAATTTTTGACTGTTCCTAGAGCTATCCCGCTAATTTCGCTGAATTTCGCCTGTGTTAAGCCTTCTGCTTTCCTAATCGCTTTCAGTTTTTCGAATGTCTGCATTTGACAGTAACCTATTGGTGACTTATATTCCCGTCAAAAGGTTGTGTATTGGTGACCTTTTGAGTGTGTTAGCCAGTCCCTAGAAAGGACAGGGGCGACCTAGAAGGGACTGGATCTAATAAGGGTAACACGAAAGCAAAAAGGGCTAATCAATGGAAGTCAATGACTATGTGATTCAGTACCCGATTGATGCGGTACATACGGTTAAGTTTGCAGAGTTACTTGGTAAGCCAGAAACGGCTGTAGTCAAGATGGTAAAAGAGAATAAATTGCCAGTTATTGAGCTTCGTGATCCAAGTAAGCCGAACGCTCGTGTCGGTGAGAAGTGGGTTTTCATTCCAGAGTTTAATCGCGCTGTACGAGAGGCGTTTTATAACCGACCAGTTGAACAGCGTGATGCATGGCTTTTGTGGATGGGGTTGTGATTATGAGTGAACCGCGTTGTATTGCTCAGTTACTGCGTAACGAAAGCCCCAGGGCGATTGACTTCACCATCACCCACGGTAAGGGGCGTAAGGGAATCATTATCCGCACCAAAAAACAGAGTCCGTTAAAAAAGGCTCTGACCTTTCTGAAAAGCTGGAGGGTCTGGAAATGACAGTGATGACGCTCAATCTCGTTGAAAAACAGCCAGCAGCTATGCGCCGGATAATTGGCAAGCATCTTGCCGTCCCTCGCTGGCAGGATACATGTGATTATTATAATCAGATGATGGAACGCGAACGGCTAACGGTTTGCTTCCATGCGCAGTTAAAACAACGTCACGCAACGATGCGTTTTGAAGAAATGAACGACGTCGAACGTGAACGGCTGGTTTGTGCAATTGATGAATTGCGTGGGGCATTCTCAAAACGCCGTCAGGTCGGTGCAAGTGAGTATGCATATATTAGCTTTTTAACTGTCAGTCAGCGCCGTACTTTATTTATGCATGCCAGATTGACTGAAAAAGAATTCAACCAGCCATACTGGCGAATTAATGAAGAGTCATGTTACTGGCGTGATGCTTTATTCCGTGCATTACGTGAATTATTCAGCCTGTTTGAGTATGCACCGACAATTCTGACGTCGGTAAAACCAGAGCAATATCTGCATTAAGTAATTAACCAGAGTTTTTAACGCACTTAATTGTGCGGGGCTTCTTTTTGCCTGGAGAAAGTCATGCATACAGTTTCTGAAAATCAGTGCGGTAAATACGTATTACTGCTGCAACAGGCCAGAACCGAAGCACAGGCCGACGCGGCGACGCGCTTTTCTTCTCATCTTGACGCCATGATTCGCCACATCACAAAGGCGGAGTTATCCCGCGTGGAGATAGTCGAGCTGCTCAGTCAGGAGTCGGAAAAATTTCACAATATCGGATTGTCTCGCGGGGAGGTGCTTTGATGTCCTGTTCTCATTCAGTTGTATTACTGAATAACGCCTTAAAAATCGCCGTTATGGGAAATGGTGATTTGTCTCTTATTCAACTTTGTCTTGATAAAGAAAAACGCGACATAACTGAATCTGTTATCGCGATTTATCAGAATGAATTAAACCTTCTGTCTGATGTGGTCAATTTACTTGTTAAACGCGCTGTATTCCACAAGCAAATTTCCTCCGTGGATGAACTGACAAAATTAACGACAGAAATCGTCAGCTATTGCGCTGATGAATTTAAGAAACTGAACGACAAAAGGAACTGGTAATGCCGGACAACGTAGATTTCATTCAGGAACAACAGGCTGAATTACTGGAGCGCCAGATTAACGCGGCAAGGGTAAAACATTGCGGTGTTTCTGCGCTGGTTTGCGAAGAGTGTGACGTGCCAATACCTGCTGCCCGTCGTGCGGCTTATCCGTCAGCCACGCGTTGTGTTTCCTGTCAGTCAGTCTTTGAAGCAAAAAACAAACATTACCGGAGAATGGCATGAGTATTCGTATCGAAATTGGCGAACGTTATGTCGTTACCAGTGACAGCTTTCAGTTTATTCTCCACGAGAAAAAGAGAGCGGAAAGCGGTAAAAACGCCGGTCAGGAGTGGCTGGCGGTGGTTGGTTATTACCCGAAATTAAGCCAGCTCGTTTCCGGCCTGATGCATCACGATATTCTGACCGGAAGCGCAAAGTCTTTTGCTGATTTAAACGCGCAGGTTGAGCAACTCAGCAAGCGTTGTTCAGAGGCTTTTGGCTCATATGACCGTTAAAGCCTCCGGGCATTTTGTCCCTCCGTCAGCATTTGCCGCAGGCACCGGTGAGACGTTTACCGGTGCTTATGCATGGAACGCGCCACGCGAGGCCGTCGGGCGCGAAAGACCCCTTACACGTGACGAGATGCGTCAGGTGCAAGGTGTTTTATCCACGATTAACCGCCTGCCTTACTTTTTGCGCTCGCTGTTTACTTCACGCTATGACTACATCCGGCGCAATAAAAGCCCGGTACACGGGTTTTATTTCCTCACATCCACTTTTCAGCGTCGTTTATGGCCGCGCATTGAGCGCGTGAATCAGCGCCATGAAATGAACACCGACGCGTCGTTGCTGTTTCTGGCAGAGCGTGACCACTATGCGCGTCTGCCGGGGATGAATGACAAGGAGCTGAAAAAGTTTGCCGCCCGTATTTCATCGCAGCTTTTCATGATGTATGAGGAACTCTGCGATGCCTGGGTGGATGCGCATGGCGAAAAAGAATCACTGTTTACGGATGAGGCGCAGGATCATCTGTATGGTCATGTTGCTGGCGCTGCACGTGCTTTCAATATTTCCCCGCTCTACTGGAAAAAATACCGTAAAGGACAGATAACCACGAGGCAGGCATATTCTGCCATTGCCCGCCTGTTTAACGATGAGTGGTGGACTCATCAGCTTAAAGGCCAGCGTATGCGCTGGCATGAAGCGTTACTGATAGCTGTCGGGGAGGTCAATAAAGACCGTTCTCCTTATGCCAGTAAACATGCCATTCGTGATGTGCGTGCGCGCCGCCAGGCAAATCTGGAATTTCTTAAATCGTGTGACCTTGAAAACAGGGAAACCGGCGAGCGCATCGACCTTATCAGTAAGGTGATGAGCAGTATTTCTAATCCTGAAATTCGCCGGATGGAGCTGATGAACACCATTGCCGGTATTGAGCGTTACGCCGCTGCAGAGGGTGATGTGGGGATGTTTATCACGCTGACCGCGCCGTCAAAGTATCACCCGACACGTCAGGTCGGAAAAGGCGAAAGTAAAACCGTCCAGCTTAATCACGGCTGGAATGATGAGGCATTTAATCCAAAGGATGCGCAGCGATATCTCTGCCATATCTGGAGCCTGATGCGCACGGCATTCAAGGATAATGATTTACAGGTCTACGGTTTGCGAGTCGTCGAGCCACACCACGACGGAACGCCGCACTGGCATATGATGCTTTTTTGTAATCCACGCCAGCGTAACCAGATTATCGAAATCATGCGTCGCTATGCGCTCAAAGAGGATGGCGACGAAAGAGGAGCCGCGCGAAACCGTTTTCAGGCAAAACACCTTAACCGGGGCGGTGCTGCGGGGTATATCGCGAAATACATCTCAAAAAATATCGACGGCTATGCACTGGATGGTCAGCTCGATAACGATACCGGCAGACCGCTGAAAGACACTGCCGCGGCTGTTACCGCATGGGCGTCAACGTGGCGCATTCCGCAATTTAAAACGGTTGGCCTGCCGACAATGGGGGCTTACCGTGAACTACGCAAATTGCCTCGCGGCGTCAGCATTGCTGATGAGTTTGACGAACGCGTCGAGGCTGCACGCGCTGCCGCAGACAGTGGCGATTTTGCGCTGTATATCAGCGCGCAAGGTGGGGCAAATGTCCCGCGCGATTGTCAGACTGTCAGGGTTGCCCGTAGCCCGTCGGATGACGTTAACGAGTATGAGGAAGAAGTCGAGAGAGTGGTCGGCATTTACGCGCCTCATCTCGGCGCGCGTCATATTCATATCACCAGAACGACGGACTGGCGCATTGTGCCGAAAGTGCCAGTCGTTGAGCCTTTGACTTTAAAAAGCGGCATCGCCGCGCCTCGGAGTCCTGTCAATAACTGTGGAAAGCTCACCGGTGGTGATACTTCGTTACCGGCTCCCACACCTTCTGAACACGCCGCAGCAGTGCTTAATCTGGTTGATGACGGTGTTATCGAATGGAATGACCCGGAGGTCGTGAGGGCGCTCAGGGGCGCATTAAAATACGGGCTGAGAACACCAAATCGTCAGCAGAGAAACGGAAGCCCGTTAAAACCACATGAAATTGCACCATCGGCCAGACTGACCCGGTCGGAAAGAATGCAAATTACCCGTATCCGCGTTGACCTTGCTCAGAACGGTATCAGGCCGCAGCGATGGGAGCTTGAGGCGCTGGCGCGTGGCGCGACCGTAAATTATGACGGGAAACCTTTCACTTATCAGGTCGCTGATGATTGGCCGGGATTTTTGTTACCCATTTGAGTAAAAATACAGCGTGATTTTATATGTCTTTGAATGGATTATGCGAAGCACCTCTAAGGTAGATGAGGAGCAATAGTGTGTTGAATCAGAAGGCTAAATTGTATTGAATCGTTAGCATGTAATTGAAGGCAGCTATTTGATTCGAGTCATAAAAGAGCATCTATTTCGGTTAATAAAACCATTGCGAGTGACTTTATGTCGAAGCATAATTCATCTCGAGCGAAGTCTTGCTAGTCTTTCATCGGATTGATGACGGGCGCAAAAAAACCACCCTGGCAGGTGGTTTTTTTGTTTGAAGCATACTAAAGAAAAATACTTACATGGATATTACTGACGTTTACTGACAAACCACTCGGACTACCATATGGATAGCCAAAGAGGGCCAGAACGAGAATGCAGTAATAGCACTTCTTCATATCGCCTCCTGTAAGCAGAGGGCAATTTCCGCCGATATATGCGCTTCTAAGGCGGAGTGACTATTGAGCGAAGTCTTGCCCTGAAATAATGCTCTGTTTAAACGCAAAGTGATCTGGCATATCACTGAACAGAGAACCTGAACAACACAACATATAGTATGTCGTTGTTTCTGGTTGCATTTTATGTTGTGTAATACTGGTTTTGCATCAAGGATGTTTGAGCTTTTTTTGATATAGCTCAAAGTAAAAAGCAGAGACTACGGATGATAAGGTCTTGAAAGCAATGTAAATTTTTTAAAGTTGTGAGTGGCTAGAAATGCACAGTTTCAATATGGCGGATTTAAACAAGTAATTAAAAATAGCGCCATAAATTCCAATAAAATCATTATGTTGCGTTTTCTGTGGAAACTGCGGTGACTCTGAAATTTTCTTTTAGTGTCGCTGAGGTTTAACAACTCGCTGCGCAAGTAGTTAGTGTTTTTTTAACTCAATATCCTGATTTATAAGGTTTTTTATAAATCGTTGGCTGATTGCGCGTATTCATCTCGTGTTATCAGCAAAGATAAGCGCTATATGCAAAACTGAATGCATATATGATGTCGAAAATGTTATGGGAAAACGTGGATTAGTGTTATAGTAATGGCTGAAAAACAGCATTGACATAAAATAACAACTGTGATATGGCTGTGCATACTTAACTTTTTTAACGTAGGAGGCAACCATGAGCTATGCAGCTAAAAAACTGCTTGACCGCTATTGGGATCGCCGACTACCTGTCGATCCGTTTAAGCTTGCTAAAGCGTGGGGTGCTCGTGTTGAAGCACTTGAGGAATCGGCTTATAACAACGATGGGTTAAGCGGTCTGGCTGTCATCAAAAAGGGTGTCCATAGGATTTATTTTGATTCTAGTGAACATTCTAATCGTCAACGTTTTACTGTTGCACACGAGTTAGGTCATCATGTGCTGGGGCATACCCAGGACGGAGAGTACCATCGGGATAATGTCGGGAATTATTCAACAGGTGCTCGTGATTACCGTGAGGTTGAAGCAAACAAGTTTGCTGCTGAGTTGTTAATGCCTGAGTCTGCTATACGTCAATTGGTATCCAGAGAAGGTATTGATAGCACTTTGAGATTAGCAAGCATCTTTAATGTATCAGAAGCCGCTATGCATTGGCGCTTAAAGAGCTTAGGAATGGCTTATTAATTAGCCTTTAACTTTTAACCTGTTTAAAATCACCTTTACGTTTGTACATGTAAGGGTGATTTTTTTATGGCTGATATTGATTTATCTGGACAGTCCCCAGAGCAAGGAACCACTCCTAAGGGCGATTTAGATCCTGATATCCTTATAAGGCGAGATCGACGCGATGGTATAGAGCGTAGAAGTATGCGATTAGTGCTCTCTGCCGTTGTGCTTTGTTTTGCTTGTACATTTCTATGGCAGGGGCTTAACTTTGCTTTGGCTGTTGGAAATGGCTTGCTGGAAGCGAAAAGCAGTATTGCCACAGCGATAACACAAAAAGTAGATGCACAAACTTGTGTTTCAGCAGAAAAATGTTCTGCTTTATCTGCGGATCCGAAGATGGCTGATGAGAGGATAACACCATCTTCAGACACTAATAAAGTTAGAAAATCTATTTCTGGTTTATCCACCGATTGGTTATCGGCCAGTTCTCTAATAGCTATTGTTGCATTCATCCTTGGTGTGGGTTTAACTTTGCTTTTGACTCTTCTTAAATCAGCATTTCAACACCCGACAGATAAAGACTTTAGAACAAAGTCGACATCTAATACTATTGAGTTGGCCACGCCAATCAGTGAATTAATAATTGGTGTTCTGAATATAATTAAAGACAAACTATCTAAGTAAAGCATTAGTTGTGATTTTTTATTGGTTTTAGTGATAATACATCTCCAGTACTTATTGCTACTGGAGAGTATTTTTAGTCGTTTTATATTTTTAATGTTAGTGAATGATATTCACGAGAGTTCACGTTCGATGTGATGTAATCGGGGGCGTTAACACCAAGAATCGCAACGAGCAATCGGCAAATTAAAGCCTGCATTTGTTGTAATATGTCATCTCCATATTGATAATTGTTAATAGTGGTAAAGCCAAGTGGTTGACCATGAAACATAGCTTCATGAAAGTTTTCATTGCGGATGTTTGTAATGTTTTTTTTGCCTGTAACCCATGATGGTCGTGGTATGCCATAAGTTTTGCAGATCCACTTCAAGCGCCTGGAGTGATTTAGAGTCTTTTCTGTACACTTGTTCTTTTCTGCCCATGTTAAAGCAAAGCAACTATCCAGTGCCATATAAAGATACTGGAATTTTTCGAAGCTAAGGTATTGTGGGTTTTGGGATAAAAATAGTGCATGCACTATTGCTGCTATATTTATTGGTGCGTGTTTGGTTTTTTTCTCGCTAGACATGTATTTGAGTGCTAATTCTATAACCTCTTTTTCAGAGCACTTGACCAGAATAAAGTCAGTTAATTTGCTGGGTTTTATTGGGGTTGCGTCTAAAAAACCGGCATCAGTAGTTGTTAATCTTATCCCTTTGAAAAAAGACAGACACCACACAGCAAAATTGAGAGTTTCTAGTGAAGATGTATTTTTTAATTTTAGTGAGTGTGTTTTGGGTAAGCCAAATACTCGTTGGCTAAAAGGCATTGTGGATATGCCTCCATTGAGGTTATATACTTCTTGGTTTCCTGGGTATATCCAACCGTTAATAACATTTCTGTGATTGTTTATAAGATTTGTTTTTTCCGCTAGACCGGGTAAAGTAAGTAAAGAAAAATCATCAGTTTCAACGTTAACCTCTACTGGATAGTATCCAAACTCAGCTTCAATATCATTGGATTGCTGTTCGTCAACTTTACCTTGCATACATTGCTCCGGTCAAAAATAGGCTCGATAATTCTCGTAAGCCTATCATGTTCGCAAAGTATCCATACCTGTGGATTTTGTAAATTTAAGTTGATTTGTCATTAAATAAGCCGTGCATGCAACAAGTGAATGTTTTTGCATGCGTCGGGGATGCCCGTTCCGGCTGCTTGCGGTCAGAGCTGGTGCGGATCCATAGTATCTAAGCAACTGCATTAAAACCGCCCTATGAAGCGGGCGGGCGAGGCGGGGAAAGCACTGCGCGCTGGCGGTGGTGCTGATTTTATTTTTTCAGCGTCTGAGCGCGTCGTGAAGGCGCTTAGTCTGCCCGTTGAGGCGTTGGTGTGTCTGCGGGGTGTTTTGTGCGGTGGTGAGCGTGTGAGGGCGTGATGACGGGGTGTAAAAAAGCCGCCCGCAGGCGGCGATGTTCAGCCGTTGTCAGTGTCCAGTGAGTAGTTTTTAAAGCGGATGACCTCCTGACCGAGCCAGCCGTTTATCTCGCGGATCCTGTCCTGTAGCGGGATAAGCTCATTGCGGACAAAGACCTTTGCCACTTTCTCAATATCACCCAGCGACCCGACGTTCTCCGGCTTGCCGCCCATCAACTGAAAGGGGATGCGGTGCGCGTCCAGCAGGTCAGCGGCGCTGGCTTTTTTGATATTAAAAAAATCGTCCTTCGTCGCCACTTCACTGAGCGGGATAATTTTAATGCCGTCGGCTTTCCCCTGCGGGGCATAGAGAAACAGGTTTTTAAAGTTGTTGCGGCCTTTCGACTTCACCATGTTTTCGCGGAGCACTTCGATATCGTTGCGATCCTGCACGGCATCGGTGACGTACATGATGTATCCGGCATGTGCGCCGTTTTCGTAATACTTGCGGCGGAACAGCGTGGCCGACTCATTCAGCCAGGCAGAGTTAAGGGCGCTGAGATATTCCGGCAGGCCGTACAGCTCCTGATTAATATCCGGCTCCAGCAGGTGAAACACGGAGCCGGGCGTGAAGGCTGTCGGCTCGTTGAAGGACGGCACCCACCAGTAAACATCCTCCTCCACGCCACGACGGGTATATTTGGCCGGTGAGGTTTCCAGTCTGATGACCTTACCGGTGGTGCTGTAACGCTTTTCCAGAAACGCATTACCGAACACCAGAAAATCCAGCACAAAGCGGCTGAAATCCTGCTGGGAAAGCCACGGATGCGGGATAAATGTCGAGGCCAGAATATTACGTTTGACGTAAATCGGGGAGCTGTGATGCACGGCAGCACGCAGGCTTTTTGCCAGACCGGTAAAGCTGATTGGTGGCTCATACCATCTGCCGTTACTGATGCACTCGACGTAATCCAGAATGTCACGGCGGTCGAGTACCGGCACCGGCTCACCAAAGGTGAATGCCTCCATTTTCGGGGCGCTGGCGGTCATTTTTTTTGCCGCAGGTTGCGGTGTTTTCCCTTTTTTCTTGCTCATCAGTAAAACTCCAGAATGGTGGATGTCAGCGGGGTGCTGATACCGGCGGTGAGTGGCTCATTTAACAGGGCGTGCATGGTCGCCCAGGCGAGGTCGGCGTGGCTGGCTTCCTCGCTGCGGCTGGCCTCATAGGTGGCGCTGCGTCCGCTGCTGGTCATGGTCTTGCGGATAGCCATAAACGAGCTGGTGATGTCGGTGGCGCTGACGTCATATTCCAGACAGCCACGACGGATAACGTCTTTTGCCTTGAGCACCATTGCGGTTTTCATTTCCGGTGTGTAGCGGATATCGCGCGCGGCGGGATAGAACGAGCGCACGAGCTGGAACACGCCGACACCGAGGCCGGTGGCATCAATACCGATGTATTCGACGTTATATTTTTCGGTGAGTTTGCGGATGGATTCAGCCTGGGTGGCAAAGTCCATGCCTTTCCACTGGTGACTCTCAAGTATTCTGAATTTGCCTCCGGCCACTACCGGCGGTGCCAGTACCACGCATCCGGCGCTGTCGCCACGGTGTGACGGGTCGTAACCAATCCAGACCGGGCGGGAGCCGAACGGATTCGCGGCAAACGGCGCATAGTCTTCCCATTCTTCCAGCGTGTCGACCATGCAGCGTTGCAGCTCCTCGAACGGGAACACCGACGCCTTGTCGTCAACAAATTCACACATGAACAGGTTTTTAAAATCGTCGGCGCTGTTTTCGCGTTTAAGCTGCTCAATGTCGAACAGCGTGCAGCCACCTTTCAGGGCGTCCTCAATGGTGACAATCTGCCGCCACTGGCCGTCCGCACAGAGAAGCCCACCGGCAAGGGCGTTATGACTGACGTCGATTTCCACACGTTCGGCGGCGCTGGCGCGTCCCCGGTTGAACAGTTCACCCGACCAGAACGGGTAGGCGTCGTGCGCCAGCGTGGACGGGGTGGAGAAATAGGTCGAGCGCAGGTGACTCTGTGAGGCCATACCTGATGCCACCTTACGCAGTACCTGAAAATTCGGGATCCAGAAAATCTCGTCGACGTACAGGTCACCGTTATGGCTCTGTGCGGTGTTGGAGTTGGTGCCGAGAAAAATCAGTTTTGCGCCGTTATTGCCCAGGACAATCGGGTCACCGGTCAGGTCAACGTCAACCAGCCGGGCAAAGGCGATGATGTATTCGCGGAACACATACGCCTGCGTTTTACTGGCCGACAGAAAAATCTGGTTATGACCGGTTTTCAGGGCGCGCAGCAGCGCCTCGCGGGAAAAATAAAACGTTGCGCCAATCTGGCGGGATTTCAGGATATCGCGGATGCGGTGCTCAAGCCCGGCGCGATACCAGTGCAACTGATATTCGAAAGACTGCTCAAAGAAAATCTGCTCCAGCTTTTCGATGGCCTCGTCACTGAAAAAATTCTTTTTCGGTTTGCGACGCCCGCCTTTGTTGCGGTTAGCGACGTTCGGATTAAGGTCTGCCTCGTTGCCGGTCTGGCTGTAGCGGTTTACCCGTGCCAGTCGTTCAATCTGGCGTCCGAGCAGGTCAATTTCCTTGAAGTCACCGCCGGTTTTCTGCGGTTTGATGATGAGCTGGGTCAGCCGCGCTTCCAGGCTCATTTCGACACGGCTGATGGGGGCAACACTGTCCCAGCCGTCGCGCTGTTTCCAGCTCTGCACCGTCGGGCGTTTCATCTGCAACATGGCGGCAATCTGCGGCACGGAAAAACCCTGCCAGTACAGCAGCGCCGCCTGACGACGCGGGTCGTGTAAAAGAGTGGTGTCTGTGGTGATGGTCATGAATACCTCGCCGTGATGAATACACGGCAAGGCTACTGAGTCGCGACCTGCGATTCGCTAAGGTGCTGTTGTGTCAGTGATAAGCCATCCGGGACTGATGGCGGAGGATGCGCATCGTCGGGAAACTGATGCCGACATGTGACTCCTCTAATCACTATTCAGGACTCCTGACAATGGCAAAAAAAGTCTCAAAATTCTTTCGTATCGGCGTTGAGGGTGACACCTGTGACGGGCGTGTCATCAGTGCGCAGGATATTCAGGAAATGGCCGAAACCTTTGACCCGCGTGTCTATGGTTGCCGCATTAACCTGGAACATCTGCGTGGCATCCTGCCTGACGGTATTTTTAAGCGTTATGGCGATGTGGTCGAACTGAAGGCCGAAAAGATTGACGACGATTCGGCGCTGAAAGGCAAATGGGCGCTGTTTGCGAAAATCACCCCGACCGATGACCTTATCGCGATGAACAAGGCCGCGCAGAAGGTCTACACCTCAATGGAAATTCAGCCGAACTTTGCCAATACCGGCAAATGTTATCTGGTGGGTCTGGCCGTCACCGATGACCCGGCAAGCCTCGGCACGGAATACCTGGAATTCTGCCGCACGGCAAAACACAACCCTCTGAACCGCTTCAAATTAAGCCCTGAAAACCTGATTTCAGTGGCAACGCCCGTTGAGCTGGAATTTGAAGACCTGCCTGAAACCGTGTTCACCGCCCTGACCGAAAAGGTGAAATCCATTTTTGGCCGCAAACAGGCCAGCGATGACGCCCGTCTGAATGACGTGCATGAAGCGGTGACCGCTGTTGCTGAACATGTGCAGGAAAAACTGAGCACCACTGAGCAGCGCCTCGCTGAGATGGAAAACGCCTTTTCCGCACTTAAGCAGGATGTGACTGACAGGGCGGATGAAACCAGCCAGGCATTCACCCGCCTGAAAAACAGTCTCGACCACACCGAAAGTCTGACCCAGCAGCGCCGCAGTAAAGCCACCGGCGGTGGCGGTGACGCCCTGATGACGAACTGCTGACCGGCGTCAGTCAGTCCGGGAAAACCTTCACGATTAACCCTTAATTTCAGGAAAAACTATGCGCCAGGAAACCCGCTTTAAATTTAATGCCTACCTGTCCCGTGTTGCCGAACTGAACGGCATCGACGCCGGTGATGTGTCGAAAAAATTCACCGTTGAACCGTCGGTCACCCAGACCCTGATGAACACCATGCAGGAGTCCTCTGACTTTCTGACCCGCATCAACATTGTGCCGGTCAGCGAAATGAAAGGGGAAAAAATTGGTATTGGTGTAACCGGCTCCATCGCCAGCACCAGCGACACCGCCGGTGGCACCGAGCGTCAGCCGAAGGACTTCTCGAAGCTGGCGTCAAACAAGTACGAATGCGACCAGATTAACTTCGATTTTTATATCCGCTACAAAACGCTTGACCTGTGGGCGCGTTATCAGGATTTCCAGCTCCGTATCCGTAACGCCATTATCAAACGCCAGTCCCTTGATTTAATCATGGCCGGTTTTAACGGCGTGAGGCGTGCCGAAACCTCTGACCGCAGCAGTAATCCGATGCTACAGGATGTGGCGGTCGGCTGGCTGCAGAAATACCGCAATGAAGCCCCGGCGCGCGTGATGAGCAAGGTCACTGACGAGGAAGGGCACACCACCTCTGAGGTTATCCGCGTGGGTAAGGGCGGTGATTATGCCAGCCTTGACGCACTGGTGATGGATGCGACCAACAACCTGATTGAGCCGTGGTATCAGGAAGACCCTGACCTTGTGGTGATTGTGGGACGTCAGCTACTGGCGGACAAGTATTTTCCCATCGTCAACAAGGAGCAGGACAACAGCGAAATGCTGGCCGCTGACGTCATCATCAGCCAGAAACGCATCGGTAACCTGCCGGCGGTACGCGTCCCGTACTTCCCGGCGGATGCGATGCTCATCACAAAGCTGGAAAACCTGTCCATCTACTACATGGATGACAGCCATCGCCGCGTGATTGAGGAAAACCCGAAACTCGACCGCGTGGAGAACTACGAGTCAATGAACATTGATTACGTGGTGGAAGACTACGCCGCCGGTTGTCTGGTGGAAAAAATTAAGGTCGGTGATTTCTCCACACTGGCTAAAGCGACCGCAGAGCCGGGAGCGTAACCGATGACGAGTCCCGCACAGCGCCACATGATGCGGGTCTCGGCAGCGATGACCGCGCAGCGGGAAGCCGCCCCGCTGCGACATGCAACTGTCTATGAGCAGATGCTGGTTAAGCTCGCCGCAGACCAGCGCACACTGAAAGCGATTTATTCAAAAGAGCTGAAGGCCGCGAAAAAACGCGAACTGCTGCCGTTCTGGTTGCCGTGGGTGAACGGCGTGCTGGAGCAGGGCAAAGGTGCACAGGATGACATTCTGATGACGGTCATGCTGTGGCGTCTGGATACCGGCGATATTGCCGGTGCGCTGGAGATTGCCCGTTATGCCCTGAAGTACGGTCTGACCATGCCGGGTAAACACCGCCGTACCCCGCCGTACATGTTCACCGAGGAGGTAGCGCTTGCGGCCATGCGCGCTCACGCTGCCGGTGAGTCTGTGGATACCCGCCTGCTGACGGAGACCCTTGAACTGACCGCCACGGCTGACATGCCTGATGAAGTGCGCGCAAAGCTGCACAAAATCACCGGTCTGTTTCTGCGTGATGGTGGTGATGCCGCCGGTGCGCTGGCTCACCTGCAACGTGCGACACAGCTCGACTGTCAGGCAGGCGTCAAAAAAGAGATTGAACGACTGGAGCGGGAGCTGAAACCGAAGCCGGAGCCGCAGCCCAAAGCGGCCACCCGCGCCCCGCGTAAGATCCGGAGCGTGACACCGGCAAAACGTGGACGCCCGAAAAAGAAAGCCAGTTAACAACCGAATGCGCCCCGCGCCAGGGCGGCACGCCGGTCAGTGAGGGTGAATCACCTGACACTGCACCGGCGTCCACCGCCCGACTTTTCAGAGGTAGTCATGATGACGCTGATTATTCCGCGAAAGGAGGCTCCCGTGTCCGGTGAGGGTACGGTGGTCATCCCGCAACCGGCAGGCGACGAGCCGGTGATTAAAAACACGTTCTTTTTTCCCGATATCGACCCGAAGCGCGTCCGGGAACGTATGCGCCTTGAGCAGACCGTCGCCCCCGCCCGTCTGCGTGAGGCCATCAAGTCAGGCATGGCGGAGACGAATGCGGAGCTGTACGAGTACCGCGAACAGAAAATTGCCGCCGGTTTTACGCGTCTGGCGGACGTCCCGGCGGACGACATCGACGGTGAAAGCATCAAAGTTTTTTACTACGAGCGCGCCGTGTGTGCGATGGCGACCGCGTCGCTTTATGAACGTTATCGCGGTGTGGATGCCAGTGCGAAAGGCGACAAGAAGGCTGACAGCATTGACAGCACCATTGATGAACTGTGGCGGGATATGCGCTGGGCGGTGGCGCGTATCCAGGACAAGCCGCGCTGCATCGTGAGTCAAATCTGATGAAGACCTTTGCGCTACAGGGCGACACGCTCGACGCCATTTGTGTCCGGTATTACGGGCGCACTGAGGGCGTGGTTGAGACCGTGCTCGCCGCAAATCCGGGACTGGCTGAACTGGGTGCGGTGCTGCCACACGGCACCGCCGTCGAACTGCCCGACGTTCAGACCGCGCCCGTGGCTGAAACTGTCAATCTTTGGGAGTAACGCATGACAGCAGAAGAAAAAAGCGTCCTGTCGCTTTTCATGATTGGGGTGCTGATTGTTGTCGGCAAGGTGCTTGCCGGTGGTGAACCCATCACCCCGCGTCTGTTTATCGGGCGCATGTTGCTCGGTGGTTTTGTCTCGATGGTTGCCGGTGTTGTTCTGGTGCAGTTTCCTGACCTGTCACTGCCTGCGGTGTGCGGCATCGGCTCCATGCTGGGTATCGCCGGTTATCAGGTGATTGAGATTGCCATTCAGCGCCGCTTTAAGGGCAGGGGGAAACCGTAATGCCGGTAATTAACACGCATCAGAATATCGCCGCCTTTCTCGACATGCTGGCCGTGTCCGAAGGGACGGCGAACCATCCGCTGACGAAAAACCGGGGCTATGACGTGATAGTCACCGGACTGGATGGAAAGCCGGAAATCTTCACCGACTACAGTGACCACCCGTTCGCACATGGCCGACCGGCGAAGGTGTTTAACCGTCGCGGTGAAAAATCCACGGCCTCCGGTCGCTATCAGCAGCTTTACCTGTTCTGGCCGCATTACCGCAAACAGCTTGCCCTGCCGGATTTCAGTCCGTTGTCACAGGACAGACTCGCCATTCAGTTGATCCGCGAACGCGGTGCGCTGGATGACATCCGGGCGGGACGCATTGAGCGCGCCATTTCACGCTGTCGCAATATCTGGGCGTCCCTGCCGGGTGCCGGTTACGGTCAGCGTGAGCATTCACTGGAAAAACTGGTCACCGTCTGGCGTACCGCCGGCGGTGTACCAGCTTAAACGGAGTAAACACCATGAAGAAATTATCCCTTTCACTGATGCTGAACGTGTCGCTGGCGCTGATGCTGGCACTGTCCCTGATTTACCCGCAGAGCGTGGCCGTCAATTTTGTCGCCGCCTGGGCGATTCTGGCGACGGTTATCTGTGTGGTTGCCGGTGGTGTCGGCGTGTATGCCACTGAGTATGTGCTGGAACGCTACGGGCGGGAGCTGCCACCGGAATCGCTGGCCGTGAAGATTGTCACGTCGCTGTTTTTGCAGCCGGTGCCGTGGCGCAGACGGGCGGCGGCTCTGGTGGTGATGGTGGCGACGTTTATCGCGCTGGTCGCTGCCGGGTGGATTTTTACCGCGCTGATTTATCTCGTGGCGTCGCTGTTTTTCCGGCTGATACGTACGGCCTGCCGTCAGCGTATTGAGGGGCGGGAACCATGTCAAAGCTGATGACTGTGCTGGTTGTGTTGTTATCGCTGGCGGTGGCGGGTCTGTTTCTGGTGAAACACAAAAATGACAGCCTGCGCGCCTCGCTGGACAGGGCGAATAACGTCGCCAGTGAACAGCAGACGACCATCACCATGCTGAAAAATCAGCTTCATGTTGCCCTCACCAGGGCAGACAAAAACGAGCTGGCGCAGGTGGCACTGCGTCAGGAACTGGAGAACGCCGCGAAGCGTGAAGCACAGCGCGAGAAAACCATCACGAGGTTACTCAATGAAAACGAAGATTTTCGCCGCTGGTACGGTGCTGACCTGCCTGATGCTGTGCGCCGGTTGCACCAGCGCCCGGCCTGCACCGACGCCAGTGATTGTCCACAACGCCTGCCCGAAAGTGAGTCTTTGCCCGATGCCGGGCAGTGACCCGGAGACGAACGGCGATTTAAGTGCCGATATCCGGCAGCTTGAGAACGCGCTGGCACGCTGTGCCAGCCAGGTAAAAATGATTAAACACTGTCAGGACGAAAACGATGCTCAAACCCGACAGCCTGCGCAGGGCGCTGACTGATGCCGTCACGGTGCTGAAAACCAGTCCCGAGATGCTGCGGATATTCGTGGATAACGGGAGTATTGCCTCCACACTGGCGACGTCGTTGTCATTCGAAAAGCGTTACACGCTCAATGTGATTGTGACCGACTTTACCGGTGATTTTGACCTGCTCATCGTGCCGGTGCTGGCGTGGCTGCGGGAAAATCAGCCCGACATCATGACCACTGACGAAGGTCAGAAAAAGGGCTTCACGTTTTATGCAGACATCAACAATGACAGCAGCTTTGATATCAGCATCAGCCTGATGCTGACCGAGCGCACGCTGGTCAGTGAGGTGGACGGCGCGCTGCATGTGAAGAATATCCCGGAACCCACGCCGCCGGAGCCGGTCACCCGCCCGGTGGAGCTTTATATCAATGGCGAACTGGTGAGCAAGTGGGATGAATGAGTTTAAGCGTTTTGAAGACCGGCTGACCGGACTGATTGAATCGCTGTCACCGTCAGGGCGTCGGCGACTGAGCGCCGAACTGGCGAAACGTCTGCGGCAGAGTCAGCAGCGTCGGGTGATGGCTCAGAAAGCCCCGGACGGCACACCCTACGCGCCACGCCAGCAGCAGAGCGCCAGAAAAAAGACTGGTCGTGTTAAGCGAAAAATGTTTGCGAAACTTATCACCAGTCGTTTTTTGCATATCCGCGCCAGCCCGGAGCAGGCATCAATGGAATTTTACGGCGGGAAGTCGCCGAAAATCGCCAGTGTGCATCAGTTCGGTCTGTCGGAAGAAACCCGGAAAGACGGTAAGAAAATTGATTATCCGGCGCGTCCTCTGCTCGGCTTTACCGGTGAGGATGTGCAGATGATTGAAGAGATTATCCTGGCTCACCTCGACCGTTAGTTGTGCCATTCCCGACACCTCATCGTTACATTGCCGCCGGTATGACCCGGCGGCATCCTTCCCGTTATGAACACTCTCGCAAATATCCAGGAACTCGCGCGCGCACTGCGCAACATGATTCGCACCGGCCTTGTCGTCGAAACCAACCTTAAAGCCGGTCGCTGCCGTGTGCAGACCGGTGGCATGTGCACCGACTGGCTTCAGTGGCTGACCTGTCGTGCCGGTCGTTCGCGCACATGGTGGGCACCTTCCGTGGGGGAACAGGTGCTGATTCTGGCCGTGGGCGGTGAACTCGACACTGCGTTCGTTCTGCCGGGGATTTATTCCGGCGATAACCCCGCGCCGTCTGCGTCGGCGGATGCCCTGCATATCCGTTTCCCTGACGGGGCGGTGATTGAGTATGAACCTGAAACCAGTGCACTGACGGTAAGCGGAATTAAAACGGCCAGCGTGACGGCTTCTGATTCTGTTACTGCCACGGTGCCGGTGGTCATGGTGAAAGCATCAACCCGCGTCACCCTGGACACACCGGAGGTGGTCTGCACCAACAGGCTGATTACCGGCACGCTGGAAGTGCAGAAGGGCGGGACGATGCGCGGCAACATTGAACACACCGGCGGTGAACTCTCATCAAACGGTAAGGTACTGCATACCCATAAACACCCCGGCGACAGCGGCGGCACAACAGGGGACCTCTATGACTGCGCGTTATCTCGGAATGAATCGCAGTGATGGCCTGACTGTCACTGACCTTGAGCATATCAGCCAGAGTATCGGCGATATCCTGCGCACACCGGTCGGCTCACGGGTGATGCGTCGTGATTACGGCTCGTTGCTGGCGTCAATGATTGACCAGCCGCAGACCCCGGCGCTTGAGTTGCAGATTAAAGTCGCCTGTTACATGGCAGTGCTGAAATGGGAACCCCGCGTCACCCTGTCATCCGTCACCACTGAGCGCAGTTTTGACGGGCGAATGACTGTCACTTTGACCGGCCAGCACAACGACACCGGCCAGCCACTTTCGTTAACCATCCCTGTGAGTTGAAACCATGCCGATTATCGACCTGAACCAGCTACCCGCACCGGATGTGGTCGAGGAGCTGGACTTTGAAACCATTCTTGCTGAACGCAAGGCGACACTGATTTCCCTTTACCCGGAGGACCAGCAGGAGGCGGTCGCCCGTACCCTGATGCTGGAATCCGAGCCTCTCGTCAAACTGCTGGAGGAAAATGCTTATCGTGAGCTTATCTGGCGTCAGCGTGTGAATGAGGCCGCACGGGCGGTGATGCTGGCCTGTGCCGCCGGTAATGACCTTGATGTGATTGGTGCCAATTACAACACCACGCGCCTGACTATCACCCCGGCAGATGATTCGACCATTCCGCCGACACTGGCAGTGATGGAATCTGATACCGATTATCGTCTGCGTATTCAGCAGGCGTTTGAAGGTTTAAGCGTCGCCGGGTCAGTGGGAGCCTATCAGTATCATGGTCGCAGTGCCGACGGGCGTGTCGCGGATATCTCTGTCACCAGTCCGTCTCCGGCCTGCGTCACCATCTCTGTGCTGTCACGTGAAAATAACGGTGTCGCATCCGAAGACCTGCTGGCGGTGGTGCGTAACGCCCTTAATGGCGAGGACGTCAGGCCGGTGGCCGACCGTGTGACCGTGCAGTCTGCCGCCATCGTTGAATACCAGATAAACGCCACGTTGTATCTTTACCCTGGTCCCGAAAGCGAACCCATTCGCGCTGCCGCCGTGAAAAAACTGGAAGCGTATATCACGGCACAGCACCGGCTGGGGCGCGACATCCGTCTGTCTGCCATTTATGCCGCTTTGCATGTGGAAGGCGTGCAGCGTGTCGAACTGGCTGCACCGCTGGCCGACATCGTGCTCAACAATACGCAGGCGTCTTTCTGTACCGAATACAGCGTCGTGACCGGAGGCTCGGATGAGTGATTCGCGACTGCTGCCGACTGGCTCATCACCGCTTGAAGTCGCCGCCGCAAAAGCCTGTGCGGAAATTGAAAAAACGCCGGTCAGTATTCGTGAGCTGTGGAACCCGGACACCTGCCCGGCAAATCTGCTGCCGTGGCTGGCGTGGTCATTTTCGGTTGACCGCTGGGATGATAAATGGCCGGAAGCGACAAAACGCGCTGTTATCTGCGATGCGTATTTCATTCACTGTCATAAAGGCACTATAGGTGCAATCCGGCGTGTGGTGGAGCCGCTCGGCTATCTGATTGAGGTGAGGGAGTGGTGGCAGCTCAACGAGGAGCCGGGGACGTTCCGCATCGTTGTTGGCGTGCTTGAGCAGGGTATTACCGAGGAAATGTATCAGGAGCTGGAGCGTCTCGTTGCTGATGCAAAACCTGCAAGCCGCCATCTGACGGGACTGGCTATCAGTTTAAGTACAACCGGCAACATTTTTGCCGGTGCGGGATGCTATCACGGCGACGCCCTGACGGTTTATCCCTACACCCCGGAGGCCATTATTGTCGGAGGGGATTATTTCCCGGCCTCGGCCATTCATTTAATTGATAACCTGAGAGTAAACGCATGACAGTGAAATACTACGCCATTCTGACTAATCAGGGCGCAGCACGGCTGGCTAACGCGACGATGCTCGGCAGTAAGCTGAATCTGACGCAAATGGCCGTTGGTGATGCAAATGGTGTGTTACCAACACCAGACCCGGCACAGACAAAACTGATTAACCAGAAACGCATTGCACCGCTGAATCTTCTGAGTGTTGACCCGAATAACCAGAGCCAGATTATTGCGGAGCAAATCATCCCTGAGAACGAGGGCGGATTCTGGATCCGTGAGATTGGGCTTTATGATGATGAAGGCGTACTCATTGCGGTGGCAAACTGCCCGGAAACGTACAAACCGCAGTTGCAGGAAGGAAGCGGTCGTACCCAGACTATCCGCATGATTCTGGTTGTCTCGAATACCGAAGCCATCACGCTGAAAATCGACCCGTCGGTGGTACTGGCGACCCGTAAATACGTGGATGATGAAGTCCTGGAATTAAGGCTGTATGTGGATGACCAGATGAGAAACCACATTGCCGCACAGGATCCTCATACCCAGTATGCACAGAAACATAATCCGACATTTACCGGAGAACCAAAAGCGCCGACGCCTGCCGCAGGAAATAACACCACGCGGATTGCGACTACTGCGTTTGTTCAGGCCGCTATTACCGCTCTGATTAACGGTGCGCCAGCCACGCTGGACACACTGAAAGAAATTGCCGCAGCCATTAACAATGACCCGAAATTCAGCACCACCATTAACAATGCGCTGTCAGGTAAGCAGCCACTGGATGAGACGCTGACTCATTTGAGTGGGAAGGATGTTGCCGGTCTTCTTGCATACCTTGGTTTGGGAGAAGCGGCTAAAAGGAATGTAGGGACAGGGGCGAATCAGATACCTGATATGGGTAGCTTCACGCTTTCTGTTTCAGGTACTGGATATCAAAAATTACCATCAGGTTTTATTCTTCAGTGGGGCTCAATCGGCGCTCCAGGCATTGCACAGGATGTAGTAACCCATTTCCCAATTGCATTTCCAAACAGATGTCTGCGTGTTTTGGTCTCACAAGACTATACACCAGATAGCGGGGCTGTTGGTTATATTGCCTGTGCAGGTTTTAGTTCCGACCCGGTTAAATTTATATCCAGAGCCAGTACTCCTGGCCTCGGCGCTTCATTTTTAGCGTTAGGCTGTTAATTTAGCTATATGGAGTGAAAAATGAATTACATATATTCCGCGACTACAAACTCTTTCTATCCGCTGGAGATGAAAGAGGATTACACTCAAGCTGACTCATGGCCAGATGATGCTGTTGAAGTTGATGAGCAAGTGTATATTGAGTTTTCCGGATTACCGCCGAAAGGAAAAATCCGTATCGCTGGAGAAAATGGTTTTCCTGCATGGTCCGAAATTCCACCACCAACACATGAGGAACAAATTGCTGCAGCCGAACTGGAGAAGCAGCAATTGATTAATCAGGCCAACGATTATATGAACAGTAAACAATGGCCTGGTAAAGCGGCTATTGGTCGTCTGAAAGGTGACGAACTGGCGCAATATAATTTGTGGCTGGATTACCTGGACGCACTGGAACTGGTCGATACTTCCGGTGCGCCAGATATTGAATGGCCTACGCCTCCGGCAGTTCAGGCCAGATGACATCCGGCGCGGTGCTGGTATCTGTTGCCGTCACCGCGTCAATGTAATCCAGCACAGCGTTAAGTCGGGTGGTTTCTGCCTGCGTCAGCTTCCGCCCGGCCTGCAATTTCAGTTGAATCAGACTGATGGAAGCCATTGCAGTATCAATCAGTGACTGACGCTGTGCTTCTGCCGCGTCTACTGCGGCGCTATGCTGTGCCTCAGTATCGGTCACCCATTTCTTACCATCCCATTTATCGAATGGCGTTAACGGGGCGATAGTGGTTGTATTTTCAGGATAATCACCCGGAGCTGTGATTTCTTTGGCGTCTCCCGTTTCGGTGTTATAGACGATTTCACCGCGATGGTCTGGCACATATTCCCATGAGTTTAAATCCATCGAACGGCAGATAGCATAACCCGCCTTATGTATACCAGGTTCATCCAGACAGGAATATGCAGGGATACCGACACCAATGGCAAGATATTCATTTGAAGTAGAAATATATTCCCGAGTTTTACCATCATAGTTATAGACGGTAATATTCCCCGCCTTCGTGGCAATAAGCTCGCTATTTAATACGGCGTTATCCATTATGCAGCCCTCACGATATAGTTAAATGCAATATTTCGTGGACGGGTTTCACTCCCGCCAGTATTACCGATACTCCCTCGTGAATGAAGTGTCGGTGATGGGATCAGACTCCCTCCTGTATTTGCGGCATCAAGTCCCCGTCCTTGTGTGTATGTCTTTTTGAAAATCGTAGCCAGTTCCCATTCATCTTTTGTGTCGTAACCATCATTGGCAACAACAATATGGCGGTGTTTTTCCAGCATCCCTGTCTGAATGCTCAATAAAACACGTCCTGCATCAATACCGCGCCCGTCATCCCAGCCACGAATAAACTCACCACGTAAATCAGGCAATTTATTTGTCGGATAAGCCTTTGCCAGTTCCGGGTATTCTTCAGCAGAAAAAGCCGCACCGTTGCATTTCAGCCAGCCTGTTGGCGGAGTGGCGGAAGGCCACGGAACAGGCACGCCAACGGGTAATGCCGAACCTTCTCCCAAACCAAGGTATGCAAGAAGACCGGCAACATCCTTCCCACTCAAATG